CTGAGTTAGCATAATGTGTCAAAGTTGCAGTACCTTTAGATTGTGCGCTAATGTACGGTGATTGTATTGGCGATGCTAATGTCAATGTTACTACGCTAGATGGTATTGATGGTCTAGCATAAGGTGGTGTTTGTGCTGCGTATGCTTCTATATAAGTACCAGTTACAGCAATTGCTATGCCAAGTTCAATGTAATCACCAGCACTACAGGTAACAAAAAAGTTAGCCACGGCTATTAAATAACCATCAGAAGAACCATGCTTTGCTGGTACATCAAACTTACTAGCAGTACCATCAATATTTACTCCATTTACTTTTAACCATATAGAAGTTGCATCAATTTGTGTAGTAGTATTTGCTAGTTGTAATGAAAATTGTACATTATAAGTACCGGCATTTCTTACATATATCTTATTTGCTGATAAATATGAACCATCAGCAATATCTGTCGTATTTAATGCAACAGTATAAGCCGTATTAGCTGCTGCAAATGTTTGGTCTACTGTATTTTGATACGATGCATACGGTACTAAGTTATTGCCGGCTGCTGATGATACAGGAGCTAATAGTATAACCGAGTCATAGCCAATTCGCTCGTCAGTAATAGTAGTAGTAGTTGCGTTACCAGTTGCTAATGTAACACTACCAGTATTGTTAGACTTACCTTCAACAAGATTGTTGACTACCTCGGATATTTCCCGTGGAGTAGATCCTGATGGGTTGAGCTTACGATACATTATCTAGTACCCTGTGGAGTTACATCAATATCAACACCAATGGCATTAGACCAATTGCTTCCAGTAGGAATTACTGACAAACGATGGTATTTACCACTACTACGTAATGATACACGATTATCGCTATCAGCAGCAGTATATGAACCTAACTGTGGAACTGCGCTTAAAAGCATCCTAGAAGCGATTGCTACACTTCCAGAGCCATTATCTACTATTGGTCGTGCCAATGTAACGACTGATGTTGCACCATCGCCTATATCGCCTGTAGTAAGTGTTGCAGTAGAATTAGCACCGGTAAAGGTAACTATCTTGTCATCCCTTGCCCCAGCAAATAAGAACTTACCACCAGACCACAATGCATCATCTAGTGATGTAGTCAATGTATCCATATTGCCAAATAAATCTAATCCTTCTAATGTCATACCGGCAGAGGCAGAACTTGCTACTACATCAACATCTGTTGTGCAGTAAGACCATTTTTTAACTTGCCAGTTGTAAATCAATAAAGTATTTTGTGCAAAGTTATCAATAAATGCCCATACAACAATTTTGCGAATTGGGTCAATAGTTGATGACATTAAGTTTAATTTAGATGGATTGGCATTAGCATAAAACCATGCATCTACTTTTTGTGTACCAATAGCTGTAACAGTTGTGCCATCGCATGAATAGAAGCCATCTGCACCTAAGAAGTAAGTCATGCCAGCATATTGAATAACGGTGTTACCTTCTACACAACCTACACCACGACTAATCGTGTCAAATTGGAAGAATAAAGGTGAACCGATGTAAGACATACGTACGATAGCACGGTCTAGGAATATAAGACCAACTTCACCACCAGTCATGCCAGTAATGTTGCCACCATCCGCAATAAGTTGGTAATCTGCTTGGGATGCTGCGCCAGTAGTCCAGTTTGTTTCATCATTGATGTTAGACCATTGCACCTTGTTTGAGTTACTGCCAGCATCTATGTTAGCAGCAACAACAAAGTCACGAACAACTGTAACGTATTTTGCTATTGGTGCATCTGCACTCAAGTCATCAAATGTAGAGCTTGAGCCTAGTGTGTATGCCTGTAGTTTATTGACGTTATTAGCACAAATAATAGTGTTCCCAAATTGGGTAAAATTCCATTTAACTACACTTGAATAATTGCCTGTTTTAGACACATTATCCATACTTAAGTCACCGCTATCAAACTTAAACAATTTAGTAGCACCGCCAGCAAAAATGTTTGTTGTAGAACTAAAGCGACCAGCAAATACGTTATTAAGATTTTCACTAGCAGCAGCAGAATAATTGACAGCCAATGGGAATGGATTGTAACCCAATGCAGTAGGAACTACGTTTTGAGCAACAGACAAATTCTCAGCAACACCAGCTAAATCTGGTGTCCATTCTGTAAATGTTATGCGCTGAGTAGCCATAGTGTTCCTTTGTTAATCAAGTTCATTTATTTTTATAATTATTTAAGCGTATTGGTAAACAACCACTATCCCACCACCACCACTTCCAGCAGCAAAGTTTGCTCCACCGCCAGCACCAGTTGTTCCACCACCGCCACTTCCATATGCCCCTCCTGAAAATCCAGCTTGTGAACCATTGCCACCGCCACCGCCACCACCCCAGTATGATGAACCTCCCATGCCTCCATAACCTCCAGCAGAAACTCCATACATACCACTTTGTCCACCTAAGTTTATGTCACCACCAGTACCGTCACCTCCATTAGAAGCATAACTAATATGAGAAGCTCCTCCTGTAGCAGAGCAATAAGAACCAAAAGAAGATGTGCCACCACCACCACCGGCAGACACATTGCCACCACCACCACCACCGCCTACTGTTACAGCAACTGAACTTACTGCGCTTACATCTATTACTTCAATAGCAGTACCGCCTGCACCACCACCGGCAGATGTGCCAGTAGATGCGCCACCTGCACCGCCACCTGTTACAACAACCATGATTTTGGTGATGCCTGATGGTTTAGTCCAAGTTCCTGAAGATGTAAAAACTTGTATGCTGTTAAATGTACCAGTTACCGCAAGATTTGTTAATCCTGAACCATTACCAGTAATAATCCCACTAGCATTAAGTGTTGTAACACTAGCTGCTGCCGGAGTAGTAGCACCTAATGTGCCATTCAATGCGCCAGTTACACCGCCATTAGCAGTAATAGCTCCAGTAGCGATAGTCGTGCCAGTAACAGATAAGTTACCACCTACTGTAAAGTTGTCTGCATCTGTACCAGTTTGCTGGTCTTTAACTTGAGCCATCAACTCACGGATAGCATTATTAATACCAGATGGCGCACAACCCTCGGCAATATCTATGCCACCAATGTCGGTGTTATTTGCTGCCGTAGCACTCCACTCACTTATCTTATTCTTAGCCATAATTTATCCCTTTAAAAGCCATGTATTACTACTTACAGGTGTTTCTACCCATGTATTTGATGTTACTGATGTGTCTGTCCAAGTATTTGTACTTTCTGATGCTGGTGTCCAGTTATGACCTAAGTTAGTGCCATTAGCAATTACGGTAGCATTACCTGCAATTGCGCCTTTTCCGTACCATATTGCGCTACCATTTACATTTACAGTAGCAATGCCATTTATATGTGCATCTGCGCTGTATTGAACACCACCAAGTGCCGTAACTGTAGCAAGCCCGACTACCGAGCCTGATGCAGTCCTAGTTCTTATTGATCCACTTGATACTGTAGCCGTGCCATTTATTACACCAGCAGCACTTCTAACCCTGTAAGCCGTAGCTTGTACTGTAGCATTGCCTGTTATTATAGCATTTGCGCTGTAAATTACACTAGAACTTGCAGAAACACTTGCCAAGCCATTAATGCTTGCTACCCCTACTCTTACCCTTACCCCATCTGCTAAAACAAGCGCATTGCCGACAATTTGAGCGTTTGCTGACTTAACTGTAGCTGCATTTGCTTCAACAACAGCATTTGCTGTAATAACAGCTTGACCTGTACGGATCGCATAAGCATTTGCAGTAACTAATGCACTACCATCAACACTTGCTGTGGCTAATATTACTTGGCTGGCTAGTGAGCTATATGGTATCTGTGAAAATGCTGCAAATCCAAACATAATTTATCCTAATAAGGCTACTACAACAAAACCTACTAAGCCACCTAATGTGGTTGCTACCCAATCCCAAAAGTCAGCAGTATGTGATTCAGGATGTAGGTAGTCGTATATCTCTTTTAATGCAGCAATGATAGCTACAATCACTACAGCGTAAAAGCCAATGAATGGTGTCAACACGGCAGCTATGATAAAGCCACATACTATGTGCATTTGCTTGTCGCAAGGTACTTTACACACGATACAGAATTGGCTTAGGAAAGCGTTAAGTTTAGCTATTATCTTGTCCATTGTTCAGCCTCTACCCATGCTGTTGTTTCTTCATTCCATACATATACTTTATCGTCTGTAGGCATAGCTACTGGAGCTGCCCATTGGCAAGTGTCTTCGTTTAATACCCAGCTTGCATAAGGTTTAGGCGGTATGAATGCATCACGAACTCTGTCGTATGTGTAACCAATACCTGCGTAGTTTTTACGGATAGTACCGTTAAATGATGTCTGAACCCATTTAGAGTAGCCACCTGACCAACGGATAAAGAAAGCCTTACCCATGTCTTCGGACTCTACACCTTCAGAGGTTAGCATCTCAATGTTGTTTAATGCGTGAACATCTATCACGACATCGTTTTCATCTAATCGTGCGAAATAAGCCATTGTAAATCCTTAGAATGTAATTGAACCTGAACCTGTCCATTTATAGACACGGTAGCCACCAGCAACGGTTACTGTAGGTGAGCCTGTTGTAGCTGCAGCTGCTGGGAATGTATCAGCGTAACGAATGATAACGATGCCTGAACCACCATTTTTAAATCCACCACCACCACCACCAGTATTAGCAGTTCCAGCTACATTCCAATTACCACCACCACCATTACCGCCTGTACCAGCACTAGCTAAAACTGTACCGCCACCACCGCCTCCAGCATAATAAGTTGATGAACCTGAAATTGATGAAGCTAAACCTACACCACCATTACCACCATTTCCTACAGCTACGCCATTGCTACCTACAGCTCCTGCACCACCACCGCCACCAGCTCCGCCATTACCACCGCCACCATTACCACCGTTATAACCTTGTCCGCTTGTTCCAGCACCACCAGCACCGCTTGCATCGCCACCACCGCCACCACCTGAACCGCCATCAAGACCATTGTTAAGTCCGCCTACATTAAGGCCACTACCACCGCCACCAGTTGATGTAATTGAGCCAAATACAGAATTTGCTCCATTGCCACCTCTAGCATTAGAGCCTGTAGGAGATGTACCCCCTGCACCAACCGTTACTGTAATAGCCGAGCCTGATGTTACTGATAGACCTGTAGCAGTTAAAAAACCACCTGCTCCACCGCCACCTGTAACTCCTGCTGGGCCAGCACCACCACCACCACCAGCAACTACTAAATACTCTACAGAAGAAACTGGAGTTGTAGCAGTCACGCTATACCAAGCAGTACCATTGTAGTATTCTACTATGCCTAGTGTTGAGTTATACCTAACCATACCTGTTGAGGCTGTTGGTCGTTGTGCTGTTGTGCCACTAGGTAATGTCAATGCACCTGTTGCAGCATCACCTACAATACCTGTTGTTCCATCTAAAACTATAGCCATTATGCTGCTCCCTGTAATGCTTTTAGTTCTTCTAAAGTATTTGCTGAGTCAGCTAATTTAGTAATGTCACGTAATCGTTGTTTTTCTGCAACAATGGATGTTGTATCAGCACCACTTTCTAATGCACGTTGATATGCTATATCTTGCGCTAAAAGTAATGGCTCACGGTCAGCACGTAATCGTTCTTTGGTAATTTCTTTAGCTTTATCCATGTTGATAGTAATCATGCTGCATACTCCCATGCATCACGAAATGTCCGATCTGATGGAATATCAGATATATTTACTATTTTAAATTCAGCACCTGCCGGTACATCTTTTTGTGCAATTTCTTCAATAGTTAAGCCACATTCTTCTGCCGGACAAATAATAGCAACACCACCATTTTCAGTTTTATATATAATGCGTTTCATATTTATTCCTATCTAAAAATAGCAACCTGTACTGTTGACATATCATACGATGTAGAGCCACCACCAGTACCAGATACATAAGCAGTTTTTATTTCATAAGATGTTGTTGAGCGATTAAATCCACCAGCAAATCCAGACCCACCAATTACTCCATATCCTGTATAAATGTATGGCTCAACTGAACTTGTAACAGCATAATTTGCATCAGGCATAGCTGTAGTAAAGTTAATTGTATAAATACCAACACCTGTATCTGTAATACTAGATACATTACCACTTGCCCTAATAGATGGAACATCTACACCCATGATATTTACCCAAGCACGACATAGATATAATGGCGCAGTTCCTGATGGAGTCGCTAATACTGCACTTCCTAATGTAACATTGCCACTAGCTGAAAGTGTAGTAAATGAACCTGCACCACCAGACAAAGCCATAGTGCCACTTGTTGTAGGCAATGTAATTACTGTTGTTCCTGATACTGCTGGAGCATTTAATGTTACTGATCCGCTAGTATCACCAGCTACGACTATTGCACTCATTATGCTACTCCTCTTATTACATTACGAGCTTCAGCCCTTAACGCACGAACTTCTGTAGTGTCTTTGTCGTAGTCAGCAGTCATCATGTAATCTGTAGATGCTAGGTAGGCTAGTGCCTCTTTACGCTTGGCTTCTGATTCTTGTTCTGCTTGAACTAAGGCTAGGTCGTATGTGACTTGATTGCCATCAGCATCAAAGGCTTCATCGCCAATAACAGTAACAACCTGTGGATATAGTTTGTAAATAGATTGATGTATCACGCTGCTATCTCCATAAGAGTGATGTTTGAGCTTGTATTTTGATATTGAGCATAAACTAAATTGGCTGCATTTTGAGTTCTAATACCTACTGTATAAGTAGTTGCTGATGTAGTTGCTGGAGAATCTAAATAAGTTATTGAACCCAAAGTACCAGTAATGGCTGAACCAACCAAACCAAAGCCCCAAGTTGCTTCACCAAGATTTGTTCCTGCAACTGTGCCTCTAAATACTGTTGCCCCCATACTATTGCCACTTGTACCATTGTTATATAAACCAATGTTTACAATAATCATTATTTTACTTGTAGCACTTGTTGGTGTAATTGACGCACTTAATCCAGCCGTTACAAAACTAGTTGATGTGGTAGATACAGATGTGCTGTAATTTGCACTTACCACCTGCAATACGCTACCAGTAGGCAAAGAACCTTTGCTCAAGCCAGTTACCGCTACACCTGATGATGTCACAGCAATCTTAGTAGAGCCACCGCTTTGTATGTTTAAGTTGCCAGTATTATCTGCTGTGGTTATTACACCACCTACACCGCTCGTTGAGGCATTAATAATTGAAGCCATATTGTTTCCTTAAAGAACTACCCAGCGACTGCCTGATGGTACGGTTACTGTTACACCACTTGCTATGGTTATTGCGCCAACAGAATTAGCAGAATAGCCTGTAGGAATAGTTGTATTAGCCGTGATTGTCATGTTGTTTAGCACTAGACCATTTGATGCAGCGATCTGGGGAGCGTAAGCAGTAAGTGTTTCGTCTTCAACTACAGCACGGTCAGCAGGATAAGTACAGAATACGTTTTTAGTACCTGCGCTAAACGATACAGCAGAGCCTGTAGACGATGCAATAACTGTAGTACGAGCTAACGTACCAGCAGCCACAGTTCCTAGCCCTACCTCCCACTCAGAACCGCCTACGATAGCGTAGTAAGTTGTATTTCCGTTACCTATTGCAGAGGAAAATGTTTGAAAGCCACTAACAGCACCGGCAAGTGTAAGAGTGCCAGTACCAGTAGTGGTAGATGTTTCCTGTACCCTATCCTTGACTATAAGAGGCATAACTTACCCCTAAGATAATGTTACTGAAAGGCTACCTGAAGCGATTTTGAATATATCGCCAGTATCAATTGCTTTAGATACGTCTAATGGAGTGTGGTATAAAAGATTGCCGGATGTTGATGCATCCATTAAGCCAATCCAACCTACTGTACCCCATGAGGCTGTAGCCTGTGGGAATGTGCAGTCAGCGTTAGATAGACTAGCACCGTTAGATGGTGCAGCAAATGTTACGGATGTACGTGCGTAAGAGCCACCAGATACTTCTGTACCTGTATTAGCATCTGTAGGGTCACTTGTGTAAAGTGCCACGTATATTGTTGTTGGTGCTGTGTAAGCTGTAGCGCGTAGCGTTACATTGATTAGAGCATTTTCTAGGTAATTGGACATTTCTGACATAATGTTTCCTTTATCGTGTTGCTATTGAGATTGAAATAGGTGACCCAGCATATTCGCCTTGGTCATCTGATACGGTTAAAGCAGTTAAACCTCGGTCATACATTGTTGCCCAAGTCTGTAGACGTGAGTCATTCATAAGATAAGGTTCTGCCTCACCCAAAGCACCGTAAAGTAACAGGTCTGGACAGATAGCCATAAACGCATTTGATGGTACTGTGCTACTCATGAATACTGGTGCTGCGTAATATAGAAGTTCTATTGTGTAGTTACTGTCTGGTACTGGAGATAATTGAAACTCTTGTGCGAGGACAGTATATTGATGCGGTAGACCAGAGTCCATAGTGCGAGAATTACTGAATAATGCGCTAGGTG